AGCAATCTGTCCAGGCTCACGTAGCCAGTGCATAAGCTGTGGCTGGAAAACCTTCTTTAGACGGATGTAAGCGAGCTGAGCGCTTTCCTGTGTACGACCAAGCTGGTCTACAGTCTGAGCCTCAGCACCTGGCAGGTTGAAGCCTGCAAGCTGACGACTACCCTTTAGAACGTCCCATGTCACATAGTCAGGTGCGTTTGATGGGCTAGATGGGATATTAGGCAGAAGAGCCAGGTTCTGAGGGGCTGTGAACTTCTGCACTACTCCATTAAGGACCATTGGCTCAAGTAGTGAAATATTAGGCATAAAGGGGACTCCTATATATAAACGGACAATAAGGGCAGCGTCACAATAATTTACAGTGACCGGTCTGCGCCGCTCTAGTGAGCCCACTCAGCTGACCTAGCACTAGGAGTGCCTAGTTAGTCTATCGGAAGTTACTTGACAGAACTTCCGATTAATATTAATATGACAGAAGTCTGTAGAAAGGGAAAAATGGGAACCAGAAAAGATAGAATATGGGATAAGTCTGTAAGATTTTGCCCTGTATGCAATGAAAACTACATCCCTGTAAGGAAAAGTCAAAAGTTCTGCCCTTCACCTAGGAGGTGTAGGTACACAGCTAAAGCTAGGGATATGTCTAAAGCAAACTATGTCACTTTAAGCGTGTGTACAGTATGTGGCAATGAATACGTACCAAGAGCTTCAAATCAAATTACCTGCGGGATACACTGCCCAGGCAGGCCCATAATTCAGAAAATATGTGCTCATGCTTTCTGCGGCAAAGAATTTATTGTATCCAGAACATATTCGCCAAACAGGCAAATCTACTGTTCTTGGGAGTGCAGGAGAAAAGAAGAAGCTTTCCAAAGATATTCCATAAGCTCGCATAAATATATAGAGCTTTTAAATAACCAGGCAGGAGTATGCATAGGATGCTTAGAACCCCCAGAAGAGGGCAGAAGACTAGTCATAGATCATGACCACGCCTGCTGTTCGAGAGGGGCATCATGTGGAAAATGCATAAGAGGCCTACTTCATTTAGAATGCAACATTACAGAAGGCTTCTTTAAAGATAACCCTGACAGATTACTGCACCTTGCTAAATACCTGTCAGAGAAATAAGAAAGACCCTCTCAATTGAGAGGGTCTTTCTTTTGCTAATCTTAGAAGTAGAAACGATTAACAGCGTTATCAAGACGGCCGTTTAGACTGTTGATAGCGTTAGTGTCTAGTCCTGAAATTACGTTGTAGTTAAGAATTCCACGGTCTACAAGAAGACCTGCAACGTTTGTTGCTGGAAGACCTGCTGGACTGTTTGTGCCACCAGTGTCTACACCATTACGTAGGAAACCCAGAGGAATCTGAGAACCATCACTGTGAGATGCGTTGTATACACCGTATAGGTACTGATTAGCACCTGATGTGAACTGACCTAGAACAGTTCCTGTAAGTAGAACTCCCTGCCCACCAGCTAGAATAACACCGCGCTGAGTGAAGCCGCCATCTGTAGAGGCTAGAAGTTCAAATACTGTAGGTGCGTGGAATTCGTCACCAAAAGTCTCACCATATGTGTGAGTAGGCTTGATGAATCCGGGAACTGGAATCTCCTGGTATGAATCACCTGGAGTGTAAATTCCCGAAGTGTAGTCGTTAGCCATTGCTTCGTTTTCCTATCTTAATCGGGAATTACTGACCTACACGAGCAGTGAGACGAGTAATCTCGTCGTCAATGTTCAGGTCATCCTTCGTCTGGTCATCGAGTGATTCCTGGCCCACCATAGCGCTCAGCTTTACAACTGGCTCACTAGGGATTAGGCGCTTGAAAGTCTCTGGGTTTGATAGACGCAATTCAACATATACGTCCTTCTGCGCTGGCAGTACATAGCCCTCATTGATTAGGCCACTTACTACATGCTCAGCCTGCGCACGCTCTAGACCCTGTACACGGTTAGACAGTTCAACCTTCTCTGAGTGCACCTGAGCGATAGCACCAATTAGGGTTTCTGTGTCTACTGAACCGTTAGTTAGCTCAAGGGTCTCAGCAAGCTTGTCGGCAAGCTGATTTGAGAGAGCTGCGTTGGCCTCTGCCTCTTCAGCAGCGGCCTGAAGAGCAGGGACATCAATGCCATGCTCTGCGAGGGCCGCAATCAACTCTTCACGAGTCATTGTCTTATTCTCCTCAGTAGGCGAAGACGCTTCCAGCGTCTCATCATTTAATCTATCGGCAGATGCCTGCACTTCTTCTGAAGTTTCTTCTTCCACAACTTCTTCAGTTTCATATACCACAACAGTGGAATCTGGATCGCTATTGGAAGCTGCTATAATCTCTTGATACTGTTCTAAGCCTGTCACGTAAGGCCTATTTGTCACAGCCACATGCAAAAGGGTTGGACCCACACGCTCACCAGTAGCAGTATCTACATAATTAGTACTGAGCATGGCTGATGCGCCTAGCCAAGTCTTACCTAGATTCTTCTTCGCGTCATCAGTACGAGCATCGATAATGGCATAAACCTTGCCATTCTCTTCTTCCACACCTACTACTTCACCTTGATTGCGCTCAGGGCTTTCTGAATGCTGATTATTGTCGTCAGCCAGGGGAACCTGAACAATATCACAAACATTATTTGCGAAGTTCTGCTTCAACTTAGAAACAAAGTCATCGTCGATAGTAATTTTTGCTTTTGTAGCAGGATGGATAAGCACTCCCTTATTGAGAATATGCTTACGAAATAGAGTTCCACTCTTAACACGAGCCAACTCTACCCAGTCATCCCCTTGCGAAGGGAAAATACTTAGCTCTTCAGGCATTGATGACTCCTTGTGAAAGTTTACGTCTATTGATTTATCGGACTAAAGAGTTCTTAACCCGCGACTATGCCACATAGCGCAATATTTTAATCTATGACTACCACATTCATTGCATTCTTGCCCAGAGGAATTCTTCTGGCAATGCAATGAATGGCTCATGTAGCGTTCAAATATCTTGCGCTGAATTCTAGCAAACTTCACCGAGTTCATCAGTGGCCACGCTTTCTCTCATCCTGACGATCTTCATCCTTCTGGGCAGCTGATTTAGGACTCAACTGCTTAGAACCCTGAGTAGGGTTGGAATTCCCCGAATTCTGCTTGCTCGGAGCAGCATGGGTAGAGGCTGAAGTTGTGGCCTCAGTCACCTTGGCTGCTGTCTTTGCAGGAGTCGCCTTGGCAGGTGTTGCTACTGCCTTAACTGGAGCCGTCGCAGCTTTGGCTGGAGTAGCTGTCTTCTTGGCAGCTACTTTCTTAGCTGGGGCAGCCTTAGGAGCGGCTGTAGGGGCTCCTACAGGACCAGCTGGAGGCATTGGAGGTGGCGGATTAACAGCCATGTCCAAAGCATTTTTAGCCTCCACAAGCTGAGTCTTGTAATTAAGCCCTGCAAGATCCTGCTGCTGAGCATTTTGCATATCCCAACGAGACTGTAGAATATCAGTGTCAGTGTTGATGCCAAGATCTTCAGCCCACTTAAGCTGAAGTGCCTGCCATAGTTCAGGCTCCATATTGATTGTAGGTGCCATTGAGAGCTGATTGAAGGCAAGACGAATGGCGTCCTTCTGCTCATCAGTAAATGGACCCCACTTGAATGTTGGGTATAGTCCAGTTCCGAAGTTCCAATCAATGAATCTAGGTATAAGCTGATTATTGATAACAGAAGCAATATCATCCATGATGGTTTCAAGCATCTGAATGAACAAAGTATCATCCTGAGTACTGAAGTCTACTTGGGGAGTATTTCCACCAGTAGCGTTACCATCCATGAATCCAGCCATTACAGACTCAGACATCATGTGATTGTGATGCTCGATAAAACTAATGTAGTCGAACTTACCAGCTTCTTGAACTACATCCACATCCCAGTCAATAGGCATCGCCATAAACTGCTGAGTACCTAGTTTGCCTAACTGCTCTAGGAAATGGTCAACGTCAGCCTTGTTTGGGTTTGGAGGCATGTGGCCAATACGTGTACCAATGGCACCCTTCTGTGCTGCAAGGTGTGCCAAGTAGTACATCTTGACTTTTTTGTCGTAATGCCAGAAAGCTGTTTCAAACATAGAAACACCATAGAAAGGGGCTTCTTCTGCGCGACAAGTATAAACAAGTGCAGTATCATTAGGCAACAGAACATCAATGTAACGACCATGCTGGAACGTATTGTGAACGAACACTCCAGCAGACAGAGCAAAGTTGTGGTAGTCCTCAACTTCGATGTCATAGACAGCTTCGGGCTCATCCAAGAATCTGACAGCAGTCACCTTGTGGTTAACTGGAGCGCCTGACTTACGAGCCCAATCCGCATCTCTCTGAACCAGCGTCCACTTGTACGTCTTCCAGTCTGGATATCCTGCTTCTCTCATTCGAGCAAGCAGCACGTCCTTGGAACATCCTAGCTCTTCCTGAAGAACTGCCTGAGACAACTTCTTACCTTCAGAGACAGTCTTACGAGCAGCCTCATCAATGACTTCGAAAGTAATGTCATGACGTCTAGTATTTTCTAGGTCTATGCCATCAGCTATCCACTGCTCTCTCTGAGCTCTAAACTGCTCGGAGCGGAGCTGGCGATAGTCAGGATTACTCCAACGCTTGTTGGCTGCTCCTGTTCCAATAGCAGAGAGCGTCTCAGGAGAAGCATTATGCTGCCAAGCCCTGAGAGCCTTATTGCCCTCCTGGCCCAACTTTTCATGGAGTTCTCTGTGCTGGGCGCTTGTAAGGCGTTGAAGATTTCTAGGATCGTTATTAAGATGACCCTCTCCCTCAAAACCGTGATGGATGACTTCTCCTCCACGAACGCCGAATCCTAGTTCCCGGCTCACCATACGATGCGTAGGCTCCCAAGTACCTGCGGGATGAGAAACCCACTCGTACTCCTGACCTGAGTACGAGTTCAACTTCTGGTTTTTACGATACAGGGGCATTAGACTATCACCAGGCTGTAGCGCGTCTGCGCGCTTGTACTCGCCTGACCGTAGAAGCCATGGATGAGTATGAGTGCAGCGTACCTTCTCTCCGTTGTCCAGCTCTACCTCTACAAGCTTCTCGCTGTCACTAGTCTTGGTAGCGTAAGAAACTTTACCAGGAACCACGTGGCCGTCTAGCGTGCTGGAATATACCCAGAACTGCTCGCCAGCCTCCCAGCGCTTAACCATGTCATCGATTCGAGGCTCTGTGCCGTCTAGCAGGGAGATCTTAGTATCTCCTGTCAGACATCTTTGACGCCAACCCGCAAATTCAGCCTGATCGTTAGTCAAAAAGTGAATAGTATCAGCTGGACGCCATGAAGCCTTCTTCAGAGTAACCTTACCTGCAAGAGGTCCCTTTCTAGGAACCCAGTACACCATTTCAAATGCAGAGAATCCATGGAAAGTACCCAAAAGCATCTGAGCAATAAACTGATTCATTGGCACTACCATTCCACCAGCTGCTGGTGGAAGATTAAGCATTAGATTAATGAAGTTGGCCTCATCAGTACCACCTTCTATTCCTGATATAGGTGCAACAGAGGCAGTTTTAAGGCAAGCTCTAATAGGCATAGTTATCATACTGTACAAAGCTCTTGCATGTCCGTCTGTACGACGCATTACTTCAAGCTGCTTTACAGTAACCTTCTCAGTTCGCCACAATTCCCACAAGTCATGGTACTGAGTGGAAAATGGGTAAGAGAAAGTAACACCACGTTCTAGATTAAGATCTTTCTTACGTGGCTTGGGTATGATCAGCCCTGTATCACCAACAGCACCCATGTTGCTTGGCCCGGTAACACCAGAGTTGGCATATCCAGGATTCTCCTGCTGAGAAGCAAGTTCAACCACGTCATCTGGTCGAATCTCTTCCTCGTTACCCTTAGGCATGGACAACTCCTATGATAGTCTATATACGTAAATCATCGGTAGATCTTATAACCAGTCAGCTAGAGATCCTCCATCGCCAGACCAGCCGTCTCCTTCAATCATATTATCAAACTCATGGCCAAATTGCCCCATGTTGAATACATCTCTATCATCAAACTTCAACTCTGGAATAGACTCATAACTACCTCCAGAGAATTCAACTTTAGAATAGTAAGCTCTGGCCCCACTAGCAGCTTCTGAGCCTCCTAGCATAATGGCTCCTGTGCAGGCACACGCGAAAGCATCAGCCATATCCTTACTTCCTAGGGAAGTATGGTCTATCTTACCATTTGTACGCTTAGTAAGACCTAGAAGCTCATTACGCAGAATGTCAGTATAAGGCATAGATACTCTACCACCATACATAAGGTCTCTCAAAGTCTTCCAAGGATCTTCAGTACGGTCAGTAGAGATAACTGGAGAATCTACTCCCAGGCGCTCTAACTCTTGACGACTTTCTGTACTCTGATAACCGTCGAAACTGAACTGACGAATATTGAATCCTCTAAGCTTAAGTTCAGCCCACAAGTCTCTAGCCCAACGTATCTGAATCTCTCGGAAAGGATCAGCTGACAGGTCGGCTTCAAAAGTTATAATAAAGTCAGTCTTTACATAGGGCAGCATGTCATTCACACGAATGATTTCTCCGCCTTCTCCAAAGATCTCTTTCTCTACCAACTCATTCCTTACTACATGAGCCATCGCTATACCCGCACGGTCTCCCTTGACTGCAAGGTCTGCATGCATAGCATACTGAGCGCCCTGAATAGGGTAGAAATCTTCTGAGAATTCGTAATCTGGCCTCCACACGTTACCGTCGCATACATAAGAGACAGTAACTGAAGGAATTTCTTCATGTCTAAAGCAAGCCTCTACAGCCATTGGATTCTTGTAGTAAGGGTCAGCGGCAAAGCTTGGCTTGCATTCATATTTAGCCATAGCTTCATGGCGATTCTCTTTGTACTCTTCAGAGAAATGCCATTTCTTGGCACTTGGCTTTACTTCCCACGTAGCATAAGGTCCAGAAGAAAACCATCTTGAATTACTGCCATTCTCAGCAATATCATCATAACCCTGCTGAGTCTTCTGCTGAATAGTAGATCCAAGGTAGCGAGGGAAGCTAATGTAAACCTGTTTGAATGTTTCCGGGAATCTAGTAATTCCAGAAGATCTCATCATGTTCATGATGGATTCAGCGCTACGGGTAGAATCTCTTAGAGAAGCTCCTTGATTCCTTGCCAAGTCTGCCTTAGTCTTGAAACCGTCAATCTCGTCACAGATTCCCAGCAGCAGGTTAAGACCTTCCTGAGACTCTGTTTCTGAATGTCCTGATATTCCAATTAGTCCCTTAGCGAAGGTGATTTCAGATACAGTGCAATCTGCCTTGTCCTTAAACCAACCCTTCTTAACATTCTTCTTCAAAGGATTGAAGAATGCTCTTTGCGCCTGTTTGGCAGACATAGCAACATTAAGCATATGAACATCATCATCATCAGGAATGCCAAAATAAGCCTGTGGATTCTTAAGACATGAGAACAGATAAGCTACCCTGAGAAATGACATGCGGCAGATAGAATCCTTGCCAGCTCCCTTTCCCCACTGAAGGGCATGGAAGTTAGTCATTCTAATATCATCTAGCCAATAAGGCTCATATTCGCCCATACTTGGGTACATGTCAGCAAAGTATATACGTTCAATGTGCTTAATAGCATCTGCTTGAATGTCACTAGGCTTAAAAGTAGCATCCCCAAGGTACTTCTTGTCTCTGATGAATACTTCCAAAGACACAGGGATCTCTTCAAGCAGGTCTTCAAGGGCATAAGCATTAGAGCCCCCTACTGGAGCTATTGGCTCTGGGGGCTCTTCTGCAAAGAGTTGTGCGAACTTACTCATTGGCTCCGGGCCTAATTATTGGGCTTAGTTCTACTTTATACTAGTTGTCTTCGCTAATCTCTACGCCAAACTTCTTAGCAGCTGACTTTATCTTAGCTTTTACAGACTCTAAACTAACTCCATTACGAGGATATTTAGCAGCATCATCTGGATGATTTATATAGTCCCAAGCAGCTTTTACCCTCTCAGCATTATTTATAGGGTAAGCCTTGTTCTTAGGATCTGCATACTCTACATCCCCGTACTTAGCCATTCCTTCAGAAGCTGTACGTTCCTGATTCTTAGCTGCAAGTGCTATAACTGTGGCAAATTCCTGCTCAGCTGATAAAGCCATGCCAGGATGTGCGCCCTTCTCATTGTGATGAGGAAGGAAATGATGAAGTGTACGAAGTTCCATGGCAGCACGAGCACGATTAGGGTGTGCGTCAGTCAGTGCGCCAGAAGGGTGATGGATACCGATATAACGGTTCTTACCCTTGGGAATAGTTACAATGTTGCCAATCTTCATAGCACCATGCATAACGTCACCAGCAGGACCAATAGTCACTCCCATAGAGTGCATATCCTCATTGTCCTGCCAATCGTCATGACTAGCGGCTGGAACAATTGGGGGAGCTGTCTCTGCTGAAGAGCCATCTTCAGCATTGACGCCACCTACAGGAACAGACGCAGCTGGAAACTTTGTCTGATCCTTCATGTTGTCGTCAGCGATCTTAGAGAACTTCTTCCTAGCAGCAAGTTCAATGACCAGCTCTAGCTGTGATGAGCTCATTACAAACTCCAATAAAATAGTGGTATACCTGAATTAACCATCGGATTAGTCAGAAGTAAGATTTCTCACATAGCGTTCAGCCTCATAGTCAGCAGCTGAAACTACATGAACTCCGCCCGAACCTCTATGGTGCCTTTCGCAAAGCCATTGAAGGTTATCTGCTGATTCTACCCACGCTCCTAATTCATCAGGATTAGAAATACCTGGATAGTCTTTCTCCAACCACTGTAAATCTATACCATTCTGTAAAGAAAACTCAACATGAGAATGATGAGTTTCAAGAGGCTTGTCTACAGAACATTCAGAGAAGTCACCTCTGTGCTTACCTATGGCGCACTGATAAATCTCAGGATCATTCTTAGTTGTCCTATGGAAATGATTGAAATCTTTATAGTGGGGATCATCTTCACGGGCAGGATGTGGAGGATAGTGCACAGTGTAACTGTGAGAAACCTTCTGGGCATGCTCTGCAATATCAGTCATTAGTAGCTCAATCCTAGCGCAACTGTCACAGTGCCTTCCATAAGCTTGTAATTGACGCCTCCTGGAGATTGCACAAGAAGAGCATAATACCCAGTATCGTAATTCATAGCAGCAGTGGCAGCATCAGTTAAATTGACAGTAACAGTTCCTGCTGTTCCTCCAAGAGTTATGGAAGTATTAGGAGCAGTTGTGCCATCAGAAGTTAGTGTTAAGATGGGAACTTTATTAACAAGATCGGTAACTATATGCATACGAGCTGTATAGCCTGTAAGATCATTTACTGACCCGTTAGTAGACCAAATATAAGTATATTGATAAGGCGTTCCCTGCTCAAACGTAATAGGATATGTTGTAACTACATCAATCATTACTTACTCCCGTGAGCAGCTGCTTTCTCGGCATTCCATTCTCCTAGAGCCTTCTGGGCAGCCTGCCTTGTGTTGGCATCTACCTTTCCGCCTCCAGAAGCCCATCTCTTTACTACACCTACTGCTATCTGAATAGCTTCAGACTCAGAATGTCCATGAGCTATCAAAGCATTGGCAATATGCTCTATATAGGCTGGTAAATGCCAAGGCTTTGGCTTGGTTTTATGCCAAAGAGGCTTGGGGCCTACTGGCTGAACAGTGCTGGCCTTCTCTACAGAAGTGCCTTCCCTATTCAGTCTCAGTATCTGCTCTGACTCGCTGTAAGAAGCCTTTATAGATGACCCGTGCTTCTGAGAATCATGCATTACATCCCAAGGACCGTCATGTTCCGGAGCATCAGCAGTCCAAGACAATAAAGGCCTATTCAATTCCAAGCAGGTCAAAGCTCTGTGATGGCCATCCACTACTACATACCTAGTCTCGCCTTTTGGCATCACAAGTATAGCTGGCTTTAGGGTACCCTTAGTAATCTTCTTCTTGAAATGCTCAATCTTATCTTGATTAGCCTGGGCATTCCAACTGGCCTTATTGGAGAAATCTATCTTGTCTAGTGGAACAGCATGGGGCCAATCCCAGGGAAGTTTGGACATCCAACCAATGACAGAAGATGGGTAATCATCAAGAGTCTGAAGCCTTACGGCTTGAGTAGGAGTTAAAGCAGCTGCGGCTGCCAACTCGACTATATCTAATCCAGACACGACAAATCCTCCATAGAAACGTTTCTATGGAGGACAATCGGATTATTATTAACTTGTGGCTACACCATCAGACTTATTGGATCTATAATAATATGAGTACTCTACTTCATCTAAGTAATTCTCTGTTACTATGAGATTACTGTCCATAAGCTCATACCACCAACGCCTATCTTCCCCATAGCCTCCAGACATTGGAACTTTAAGGGCTAGTTCTGTTTTAGTAGGATTGACATGAGGAGTAGAGTGGGGACTTGAAGATCCTTTATGTCTTAGAGAGTGCTCATACTCTCCTGTAAATACTTCATCATCATATCTGCTAATTCTATGGCCTATGAAATCTACTCCATCCATCAAAGGTAATAGATCTCTGACGTAAGTAGTAGGAACAAGATCGTCATCATCTATAAAATTAGAGTATTCGCCTTTGGCTTGCTCTCTCATAGTCTGGCGATTGTCTCCTACAGACATTCTACTATCACAATATCTAATGATAAGCTCTACCTGGTCAGAGTACTGCTCTACTTGAGGTTCAAGAGTTTGCAATAGATAATGTAAATACTTTTCTCTAGATACCTGAGTCAATATCAAAATTGACCATTTCATTAATAATCACCTCCATCATAGTATTCTATTGGAGATCTATCCAATACAAAACTAGGACTTGGAGATATACTGTCAAAGTCTTGCACAGTTATATGCATTCCATAGCGTCCAATATGCCTTGATCTGCTTACATCGGGAGATATGAATCTTTTGCCAAGCTGAGGCATTATACGTGTACTTATATTCCAATCCCATCCTGACTGTTCTCCAGGAATGCCATTATGAGTGGAGTAATCGTGGTCCCAAGTATCCCTAAGATGATCATACCATGATTTCTTCCATACACCCCACACTAAGCCGCCAAAAGTAGGAGCCCTGACTAGTTTTCTGTCGTCTCCTGATAGGTTAGACGTGAAGGCAGATACTCCAAGTAATTCTTCTGGACTATACATCGAGCTAGCGGACGTGAAATATTCTACAGTATCAGTGCTGACAATAATATCATCTTCAGCCAGCACTGCGAAATCTGACCCGTTATAAAATGCTGTGTCTAAAGCCACCCAAGGATTGTGCAATACGCCAAATTTCCACTCATTAAGCACTACAGTAAAGTCTAAAGGACTTTTATCTATAAGTCTGAGTACTTCATCTCTACGATCACTAGGCTCTACAAATATCCATTTTCGCCAAGATTCTATACCTCTGACATTAGCCCAAGAATCCAACGTCTCTTTAAGGAATTCTGGCCTGTTGTAGCAGGTAAATACTACGCTATACACCAGAAGCTCTCAAGGATCTAGCTACTCCTTCTTCAAGACTAATCTTAGGAGTATAGAATGATCTCATAAGTTCGCTAGTACACACTCTGTACTCTACTCCTACTGGCTTGTCTAGCAAATGCTCAAACTGAGGACTATAGCCTACTTGTTCAGCTACTGTGGAAGCTAGAGAATTGAAAGAAGTAGCTATACCAGTCCCTAGGTTAACGGGCACGCGTATATCCTCATCTATTGCCTTAAGCACAGCATCTACTATATCATCAATATGAATAAAATCTCTGCAAGCATTGCCATCACCCCAAATGGGAAACGGATCTTCTCTTCTAGCGCCTCTAGCTATAAATGAGGGGAATGGATAAGACAAATCCTGATCCTCTCCATATCCTGAGAAAGGCCTGAATACATGAGTATTTATGCCAGCCTCTGCTAAGAATTTAGCTTGATATTCTCCAGCCAATTTTGCAAATCCATACGTCATATCTGGAGACATTATACTGTTAAGATCTATTGCATCTTCCCATAGACTAGTTCTTCTATACAATGACTGGTAAGATATTGGATATGCTGCTGAAGAACTGAAATATACTACTCTGCTAGGCTTAGTACGCAAAGCCCACTGGAACATTTCAGCATCAATAGAAAGATCTACAGCTACTTTAAGAGGCTCTCTCTCAATAGTTTCTCGGCCTCCCACAACAGCCGCCAAGTGAATTACCAGGTCATATCTCTTATCTGAAAACCTGAAGTAGTCTCTGGCATCCTGACCATCTTTAATATCTATAAGATGCAGCTCATTGTCATCTTCCAGCTTCTTGATGAAGTGGCGTCCAACAAATCCTGAAGAACCTGTAATCAGTACAGACTTCACTTTACGCCTACTATTATCTGAGCGCCTTGAACTTTGACATGCTGAGATACTTTGAATCCTGCTGACTCGAACATGGCTCTAAATCCTTCCATATCCCAGGCCCATGTGTGAAACTCGTAATGAGGACCATCTACTTCATGCCATGGACTTGAAGCCACAAAATACTTGGCATGGCCATATACCCACCGTACGAATCCATGAGGGTCAATAAGATGTTCCAACATCTCTGTAGCAACTGCTAAATCTCCCCAGGTAATGAAATCTCCATGAGTGACTACGTCCCGTAGTCTCACATCCACGTGCCTATTACTCCAAGCAACGTCCACATTCGTCTGCTGCAAATCATACCCCCACTTATTGTCGCACTCTAGCTGAGACAATAAGCCTCCATCTCCAGCTCCCAAATCTACTACAGACTTTGGCTTGAGCGTATTGATAATGTCAGCTGTAGCCAATAAACGCTCTCTATGCCCATCCTGTTCTAGATGAGGAGCTGTTTCCCTTCCAGCATACCACTCAGGAGTGGTCCACTCTGGGACCACTCCTTCATCAAAAAATCTTATCTCTGTCATAGCAATCCTCGCAGTTTATCTATGTCAGACTCTAGATCTCCAGAGTCATTATACTCCTGCCACTTTTTTGAGTCAGGATCCATGTATGCCCATACTTCATCATACCTGGTATCTGTAGAAGCTTTCCCAGCAGCAGGATGTAGATGCTCTACTACTACATTAGGCAGGTACTTCATACTTCCTGTACCATCGCCCCATGCCTTCCAAGCATTATCTATAAACATGTGGATAAGAATTGGAGGGCTCATATACCCCAAAGTCTTTACCACAGAAGAACTCATAGCTATCTGAGTAGGAAGATTCTCACTTTGGAGAAGATCATTGCCATATACGAACAGATTAGACTGTAGTGCCTCTGTATAATTTACATCCCAGCCTAAAGTTCTAGGCCTATGGTCATCGCCCATAAATCCCAAATAAAGATACTTGTCACAATACTCCAGTGCCACAGAGTTAAGAGTTCCTCCCAACCTTAAACGTTGCCCAACTCTCACATCTATAGAGCACTTTTCAGCAATTAGCATATACTCTGAAAGAGTTGGATCATCATCATCTAGAGCCAGAATCAAGTCCGATGCCTGTGAATTATTCACAAAAGATTCCCACAGACTCATAATTACATGTGGGCGACCCCTAGTGGGGATTATGGTAAGAAGATCAGACACTTACATTTACTTTCTCTCGAACTAATGTACTCTCATCTGCTAGTACTGAAATCATCATAGTCACAGCTAGACTCAGAGCAGACGTAGAATCTTCTCCTACTCTGAGCTTTACCTTTAGATCCCATAAGACTCTCATGGCAGCCATTAGTTTCATAGCTGAAATTCTTTTAGACAGTTCTGTACGAGATTTCAAAGCTGAGGATCTTAAAGTAGTCTTTCCACCACCTTGAATTACCATTATATCTCTTAATGCAGCAACTACAGAGTTAAGTACTGCTGAAGGATTACCTGTAATGGCAATATGATCATCCAATATATCAAATGATCTTACAAAGTCGCCAGATTCCATCGCTGAAATAAGTTGAGGCGCGAAATCAGGAGTTCCGAACAACGAATTGAACGAAGTAACATCTGATATTCCGGCCCTACTGATTTGATCAAGAAGCATAAGTGCATCCCTGAGCGCTCCATCAACTCTATCAGCAATGGCGACAAGCACATCAGTAGATACATCTAACTTCTCAGCCTGATTCACTTCATACAGCCTTTTAGCAATAATATCTGGAGCTACTCTACGAAATTGAAATGTCATGCATCTACTTCTAATGGTAGACATGATCTTTTCAGGCTCAGTACTCACAAGAACGAAAACAACTCCTTCAGGAGCTTCCTCCAGTGTCTTCAGAAGAGCATTGGCAGCAGCCGAGCTAAGGCCGTGACAGTTGTGTGTTACGGTGCCTGATAATCCTGCCAGGAAAAGGTGGTCCTCGCTATCGACCTCTAGGCACTGCACCGGTACAGACTCTATGCGCTCTATGGACTTTATGCTAACCCACTCTGAGCAATCTGTAGTGTCCCCTACCCTGACTACCTTTCTAGGAAGCTTTACTGGAACTAAACCATTCCTTGTAGAAAACTCTACCTTGAAGTAGCCTCCTAGTAGACTCCTGTCATCTTGAACCCATCGCCTTGTGCACGTCTGACCTAGACTCACCAGCAGTTCCATCACGCCTAGGGTAAGGTCATCATTACCAACATAAGTGCAGTGCCTGTCTTTGCCTACATACCCATCGGAATCCATAAGCCCCTGGAGTAGCTCTACGCGCTGACTGTAACTTCCTCGTAAATACTCTTCAGGTATGTGCTTATTCCCATAGCAGGGTAGGCTTCTCAGCGCAGCAGACTGACTATCGCCAGCCTTGTCGCGCAGAGGATATGCGTAGCCTATTGGCTTTCCGTATCTTTGCTTCCCTTTCTCTGTCCTTATTTGGCGCCTTACTTGCCCCGTTCCATTAGGGCCTGCAAAACTTAGTCTAGAAGCTTTCCCTTCCTGTGTCCTAAGTAACTTAGTCTCAATACCCAAAGTATTTAATACCGTCTGGTAAAATAGTACGTCTTCCAACAAACCTGAAATGTGTGCGGCATTTGAGTCACCATCTCCTAGCCACAGCCCTAGCAAGTATGGGGGTACTGTTAAGTGCTTCTCTGGTAATACCCACGGCTGTGCCCTTGGAACCTGGAGCCGAGTTTTGTACTTGGCTAAGTCTTCCGTAGTTCTAACTTCAGGAGCACCCCACTGTCTCCGTACCTTCCACAGATGATTACCACTAACTGTTACACTTGAGCCATCCTGAAGTGTCACTAAGTAGCAATCTTTACCATAAAATACTTCTGTCTTTCTTAGAACCTTAACAGGAAGCCCATTTGCTCCTAGTACCTCATCCCCCTCTTGGACTTCTCCCATGGAAGTCCAACCATAGGGAGTAGGTAAGGGAGTATCCAGAGACATAGCTTCGTCCAGGACGACTACCTGACACTTGCCTGGAGTCTGGTACAGAAGCTCCTCCTGGAGCCTTCTAATGTCCCCTACAAGGCCGTTAGTGGACGCGTCTATCTCTCGGTAGTCAAGAGACGAGCCATCGAACACGGCCTCACAGGAAGGACATTTCCCACACGGGGAATCATCTTCAAAATCGCAATTAAGAGCAGCTCCCAGTACTCTAGCAGTACTCGTCTTACCAGATCCTTTTGGGCCTGTCAAAAGAATGGTTTGGGGAACTGCTCCCTTGCTAACCATGAGTTTGAGTAATTGAGATACAGCCTTTTGCCCTACAACTCCATCAAATGTCTTGGGACGATACTTCAATGCTAGCGAACTGTCCATTTAACCTCTTCCCTAGACTAAAACAATCGACCTACAAAGGTCTAGCTACAGTAAAGCCATTAGAGTCTAGAGAGAACCTATAAGCCTTATCTGCAACTTCTGAGAATATATGCTGATGAGTTACCATTATAATCTGGACCTGCGCTTTGTCTACCACTTCCCTAAGAAACTCTGACAGAGCTGGCAGGTAAGCATCAGACACATGTGCGAAGGTCTCATCTAGTACCAGTATAGAGCTTTTCCTAGATTTGTCAAGAAGCAGTACTACAAGTCTAAGCAGGAATCCTGTTACAGCTGACACTCCTCCGCCCATGGCGCTGAGAATATCAGTTTCACGAATCTTACCATCTGTCAAAGTTGTCTGAATAACAAACTCTACTACTGGAGTCCTACCTTTGACTGACTGAACTACTTTAAATGCTAAATGGTCTCCGAATATCTTCTGTAATCCTTGGGTTACTAAAGATTCTATCTGATTCTGAGCTTCCTGCTGGCGTTCTTCGCCAATCTTAGCTAGAACGCCAGCAGCTTTTTCTAAAATAGCAACAAGTTCAGTGAGATGAACTACTTCTTTATCCAACTCAGCTTTGCGTTCTATGACTACTTTAGCAGCTCCAATATCTTGAGCTAGTTTATTCTTCTTATCATCAAAATATCTTGACAGTTC